TGGTGGTCTAGGTTTAAATGTTAATGAGAGTGAACTGCAAAGAACTGCTGGTGTATCATTAACTATTTATCAACCAGAAAACTTGGCAAACCTTATTAAATCAAGACGAGCAAAACAAGATAACAAATCAGTTATTGCTCAATTTAAAAAGGCAAGACAAGCACAAGTTGCATTAAATTAATTGTTTGACACATAGGGGATATTAATATAATATCCCCTATATAAACTAAATAGAAAGAGAGAGGTATAAGATGATTGACTTAAAAGTAGGAACTAAATTTAACATAACTTATTTTGCAAAAAAGTATGGTAAGTTTATAACTAGGGCTGGAGTATGGACTGATAAATCTAAAGAGTGGGTATCTAAAAAAAATGAAAATCTTTTTACTTACTTTGATTTAGATAATGAGGGATATAGAACAGCAGTTGGCGATATAACTATTGTACCAAGAAAGGATAATTAAAATGAAACACATTTGTCAGGGACCTGAGTGTCATACATATGACACTCAATCAAGAGTGAGAGGAACTAAAGGGAATAAAGTTTTGCGCACTCGCAATGCAAGATATGAAATAGATACCGATTATAAATGGGCAGCACCATGGGAACAATATTTTTGCGATGAGCGCTGTATGAATAATTGGTTAGCTAAACATATGACACAGTTAATTAACTTTGTTGGTATCAATACTAAACCACAGGAAACCCCTGTAGATATAGTTAAAACAGTTCATCAAGATTGGACAGGACGCGATTACACGCGCACAACTATAAAGTTATTGAACAATACAATACAAGATGATACTGTAACTGCATAACTAAATGAAAGGTATAATATGACTAAACCACTACATGTAATAAACTGGCAAGGCAAAGAGTATCGCATTCCATTTGATGTTGATTTAACTCTTGACTCAAAAGATAAACTAATCGAGGTGCCGAATAGATTTAGCGGAGAGACTGCAAGTCTACCTTGGTTCGCTGTGGCTGTGTATGATTTAATCATGGGCGCAGAAAGATTAGAGGATTACAATACAGTCCGACAAGGATTGTCTTGGTTCCAAAAACATTTTCCTAACGAATACATGACATTGCTAGACTGAGTCTAGCAGCTAGCCTCAAGCCACTCGAGACGAGTGGCTTGGGCCTTGACTCTTTAAACATTAGAGAGGTCCCAAGTCCCTTTACTTTCTTAATGCAATCCTAATAAGTCGATCCCCCTTTTTTTTATTGGGTCCCATAACTTGACCCTTTACCGCTTGATTTAGACGTTTATAAGCTGTAAATAGATTTCAAGGTTCCAAAATTAATCCTAAAAAATTTTGCGGAAAATTTTTATGAATGACCTTTTAGAGAAGTTAAATAGATTACCACCTGATATAAAGGAAGAATTTATAAAGGCTGGTTTACTTGCAAAAGAAAAACGTGGAATAGAAAAAGCACAATCTGATTTCATGACTTTTGTAAAACGTGTTTGGCCAGAATTTATTGAAGGCTCCCATCATACAAAGATTGCTGCAAAGTTTAATGATCTTGCAGAAGGAAAGATTAAACGATTAATTATCAACATGCCACCTCGACATACAAAGTCCGAGTTTGCCTCCTTCCTGCTTCCCGCTTGGATGATCGGGCGTAAACCAAATTTAAAAATAATTCAATCAACCCATACTACAGAATTAGCTGTTCGCTTTGGACGAAAAGCAAAGACTCTAATGGATATGCCAGAGTATAAAGAAATATTTTTAACAAGATTACGTGAAGATTCTCAAGCCGCTGGTAAATGGGAAACAGAACAAGGCGGTGAATACTATGCTGCCGGTGTTGGATCTGCAATTACCGGTCGAGGTGCAGATTTATTAATTATAGATGATCCACATTCTGAACAGGATGCTATGAACATAGATGCTCTTGAGCGCGCACACGAGTGGTATACATCAGGCCCTCGTCAGCGATTACAGCCTGGTGGAGCAATTGTTCTTGTTATGACAAGATGGAATACAAAAGATTTGACTGGCAGCTTGCTGCGAGAATCGGGGAACATTAAATCTGATAGATGGGAGCTTATAGAATTTCCGGCAATCCTTCCATCTGGTAAACCAGTGTGGCCAGAGTTTTGGAAGTTAGAAGAATTAGAAGGAGTTAAAGCTTCAATTAGTTTACAAAAGTGGAATGCACAATGGATGCAAAATCCAACATCAGAAGAAGGTGCAATTATAAAACGTGAGTGGTGGAGAAAGTGGGAAAGAGATTTTATACCGCCATTACAACATGTCATACAAAGTTATGATACAGCCTTTATGAAAAAAGAAACTGCGGACTATTCAGCTATAACAACGTGGGGAGTTTTCTATAACAACGAAGACTCAGGACCTCAACTCATTTTGCTAGATGCTGTAAAAGATCGTTTTGAATTTCCTGAGCTTCGACGTGTAGCATATCAACAATATCAATATTGGCAACCGGAAACTGTGCTAATAGAAGCAAAGGCTTCAGGACTGCCATTAACTTATGAATTGCGTAAAATGGGCATCCCTGTTATAAACTATACACCTTCAAAAGGTAACGATAAGCACACACGAGTAAACTCTGTTGCACCTTTATTTGAAGCAGGACAAATTTGGGCACCTGCTGATAAAGACTTTGCACAAGAAGTTATTGAGGAATGTGCTGCGTTTCCTTATGGAGACCATGACGATTTAGTGGATTCTATGACACAGGCCGTGATGCGTTTTAGACAAGGTGGCTTTGTAGATCACCCAGAAGATTACAAAGATGAACCTATAATCAGAAACAATAAAACTTATTACTAACTATGAAAAAGTACGCTGACTTAATAAAAATTTTAGAAGAGCTTTTTGGTAAAGGCGCTGTTTCTAGAACTATTGGTACTCGTACAAATGTAGTTAGATTTCCAAAAGGTAAACAAGGATTAAATCCAACTAAATCTGAATTTGATGTTGAAGGAAGTTATGCAAAGAATCCTGATCTAGTTCAAACCATTGAAAATTCTATTGAAGATAGAATGGGTGATATTACTCAAATGAATGATCAAGAATTATTAACTTATACTGCAAATGCTAGAAGACTTTTAAATTTTAAAAAACCACCAGAATTACCAAATGCAGATGTTATAAAATTTGGAAGTGGAGAAGAGATTAAAGGAAAAGGATTAGAGACATTAATCGAGAAACAAGGAACAAGATTTCCCCCTACAACAGATATTGGTAGATTAGAAGCAGCAGGAAAAAGATTAGAAAAATTTGCAGAAGAAATGAGTCCTGAATTTCTTGCTAAACAAGAAGCTGAAAGAAGAGCTCTTCTTGAAAGACAATATGAGGGTAAAGGTTTTGCAGGTGGAGTATTTGGTCCAAGTGGAATGTATAGAGCAGTTGCTCGAGATTTTTTACTTGATCAAAATACAAAAGGAAAAATTAAATTAAGTCCAGACACAATTAAAAATTTAGAAGATCGTAATTATATTTCTGGTGGTCAACCTTTAATGTACGCCGATCCAATTAGAATTATGCGTTATCATTATGGTGATGATATATTTGAAAAAATTCCATTAGATAAAATACCTACAGGCGCACGATCTGAAATTATAGATGTGATGTCTAAAGTAGAAGCACCACCAATTAGAACAGAAGCTCCTAAAACACCTGGTGGATATTTAACACCTGGTGAGTACAGGGCAAATATTGAAGAGATGCAAAGAATTGAAGATACAATTAAAAGACGTGAATCTAGATTTGCAGATATGACAGAAGAAGAAATTCAAAATGAATTACAACAATATGGTAGTAAACGATCTGCATTTGAAATGGGACTTGAATCTGATTTTCCTGAAGAATATGCAAAATACAAAGGACCTAAAAAACCAGAGCCTGAAGAAAAAGCAGATGGTGGAAGAATTGGATATTCTGGTGGATCAAAATTAGAAGGAATTTTAGATGTTGTTAAAAAAGATTACGATAAATCTATTACAAAAAAAATAATAGATAAAGGAGATGAAATAAATGAAACTGTTGCAGATGCTCTTAGAAGACAAATAGAAAGCAGATTAACAGATGAACAAAGAAAAAAAATGAATCGTTTTCTTGGAATAAGAGATGCAACAATTAATGATCTTATAAAAGATTCAAATAGTAAAGGTTTTGCTAAAGATATGAAAAGAAAAGAAGAAGTAGAAGAAGCAGACGGTGGAAGAATTGGATTTAGTAAAGGTAAAAAAGTTATGTCAGAAATTGACAAACTTATAGAACAATTAAATAAAAAAACTAAAGGTAAAAAATCTATGGAATCTGTTAATCCAAAAACTGGAGAAGTAACAGTTCCTAAAAGACCAATTAGACGAGCAGAAGAACCAACGGGTACAACTGTTATGGATCCTGAACCAGAGATTGTAGATGAAAGAGTAATTGCAAAAAATAAATCAAGACAACTTACTAAAGAAGAGATTGAAGATTATTCAGAACAATTAGGAGATACTGAAACTTGGTTGTCAGAAGGAACTGTTGAAGAGGCTGAAAAAGCTTTAAAAAGAATGAAAGACCAAGAAGCTTATTATTATGGTCAATATAAAATGGGTAAATTAGATCCTGCACCTGGTGAACAGACTGAAGCTAGAATGAAATTTTTACAAAAGAAACTTGAAGAAGCATCAGAGGTAAAAGATAGAAGATTGATTACTCCAAAGGAAATAGAAGAATTAAAAGAATTAGAATCTAGATTTATTTATAAAAAAGGAGATCCAATCACTGAAGAAAATTTTGCAAGTTCACCTTTTGCACCTAGTCAAGAAACTTTAGATAATTTAAAAAAAGCAAGAGAACAATCAAAGAAAATGTCAGAACAAGAATTGGAAAATGAAATGAATAGAGTTTTAAATCAATATGACAAATCAATGTTTATAAAAAATGAACAGGGATTAGTTGATGTAACAAATGAAAAGAATCAAAAAATGATGGCGGAACTTTTAAGAAGAGATCATCCAGAACTTTATAATCAAATTTATAATCTTGGAGAAGATTTAAGTCAAAAACAAATATTAGATGAATTTGACATTACTGGTAGAGAACCAAATGCTAATGGTGGAATCGCAGGATTGTTATAATGAGCGAAATTAAAAAGTATAAAAAGTATTTAAACTTTAAAGCAAACCCCCGTTACTTGCGACGCGATTTTATAGTCCCGCTATATACAGGGACGGAACCAGACATTGTTCCAGAAACGAGTGTCGAGCAACTAGAGACTGTGCAAGAGTTTAATGATGGAGGGAGCGTCGAGAGACAGGGATATTCTCAAGCAGGGTTAGTAATAAATTATATTAAAAATAAAAAAGATAAAACGATAACTACTGGTGAGTTATTAAATTTTTTAGAAAAGAAAAAAGTTAAAAATCCATCAAAAGCATTATATAAAGTTTTAAATAATCCTTTTTTTATTCAACAAGGATTTAATGTAGTCAAAACAGGAATTAGAGAAGAAAAAAAATATAGACCACAATCAAGTGTTTCAAAATCAGAACTAAATAAAGCATCTCAATATTTCTTTAACAAAAATTTTAATGATTTAACAGATCAAGCACAAAGAGATAAAATTACTGCCAAAGTAAGAAGAGCGGAAGGAGTTTTTAGAAAAAAAACAATATTTGATCAGTTTTCAGAAACAGATCAAAAAAAAATATTAAAAGAATTTCCAGACGCTGTTTTTAAAGAGGGACAATCTTACGGTTTTAAACCAACAGATCCTAAATTTGCAACAGTGTATAATTTTGTAAACAGAGGTTTTAAAATGAGAAATTTTAAACAATTATCAAAACCTCTTCAAAATGATATCAAAGCAAATTTTTCAGAGATACCGGAAAAAGATTGGAATTTTAAATTATATAAATATGGTTTAGCAGAAACTAGTGGAAAAAATGCAAATGTTGCAGCAAGAATTAAAAGGTTTATTGCTGATCCATCTACAAAAGAATTTAGATATGGTTTTGGATTTGGTTCTCCTGATGGTTGGATGCTTGCGCAAATGGATAGGGCTTATTTAAACGGAAATGAAAATTATGAACCGATTCGTCAAAATAAAAAAATTGTAGGGTTTCAAGATAATACTGCAAAAGGCGGTGGAAAAAAATATTATCATATAAAATACAAAGGTCCTTTAAATGAAAATAAAGTTTTAGTTAATAATCACCCTGATTATAAAAAAGTTTCTAAATTTGTAGACGTTGCAAAAAATGCAAAAACAGACATACCAGAAGCATTAGCTAAGTTACTTCCTGAAGGTTATGACACAAGCAAATTAAAGTTTAATGATTTTTTAAATTTTATGCTTGATGATAAAAAGACAGATATTAAAACACTTAGAAATGCAATTGAAATTCACCATGCAAAAGGTCTTTCTAGTCCAACATCTGATTTACAATTATTAACTAGAAATGCAAATCTTCTTGCTAGAGATATAGAACAACAAATTTTAAAAGGAGATTTATCTAATGTAAATAAATTAAAAGAAGAAGGAATACGATTAGTTGTTGAAGGAAAAAGTTATGGAGCTGGAAAAGAAACAGCTGGAAAAGGAGCGAGTAGAATTCAACAACAAGTAATAAATCATTTTGCTAACAATCAAGAAGAACTAAATAGATTTATTAACACATTAGGATGTGGTCAAAAAATTAAAGCATTAGGATTAGGTGGACGTGTTAATTTTTCTAATGGATCTAATTGTTATGTAAAAGGATTAGAAAAAATTAAATCAGGTGAATTAAATCAAGAAGATAAAAAAATAGCCAGCCAATTTTTAAAAGAAACTGGAGCTGGAGATGAACTAGTAAAAGGAATGTTAACTGGAAGTAAAAACATTTTAAGAGGATTCCAAGAACTTGCTCTTGGAACAGGTGTCGTAGGAGGATTGACCGGTGCAGCTTTAACAATTCCATTTGCAGCTGCAGAATCTGCAAGAGGTTCTCCAGGTGGATTTGGAAGAGAATTAGTTTCATCACTTTTAGAAAACGTAAATATTATACCTGGTGTAGATATTGACGCGTCTAAAATTGCAGGTACACAAGTAACTCAAGCTCTTGAAAGATCAGCAAGACCAGGTTCACAAAAAATGGCAAATTATCTTTTTCCTATTCAAGAACAAAGCAGAAAAATAGATGATTTAAATAAAAAATTAGAAAGATTTACTTATTTAAGAGATAATCCTTCAATAGAAAGCACTCCTGTATCAGATCAACAAATTGAAATGATACAAAAACAAATTGGTGAAGAAAAATTAATATTACAAGATTTAACAAATAATCTTAAAAAAAATATAACAGGAGAAGATTTAAATGATGTAAAAAAAGATATTACAGCTTTACAAGCGGAGGCTTTTAAAAAATCTAAAAAAATAACTGATTTAAGAATATCTAATATTGCAGATCCTGAAGTTAAAAAATATGTACAAGAAAATCCAGATAGAATTATTTTAAACGCTGAAAATATTCCAACTTTTATAAATAATTTAGCAAGTGAATATGGTGAAAGCGCGCGTCCTTTAATTGATCAAATTACAAGGAATTTTGAAAACATAAAAACTTTAGGAGAACAAGGTAAAGAAGAAACAGGTATTTTAAGTCCTTCTGGATTTATTGATGTTACAGATATTTATAATAATTTTTTAAAACAATCACAAGGATATCAAACTATTCTTGATAAACAAGATTTAGAAACAAAACCCTTAACAGAAGATCAAAGAATAAATATTGAAGAAATGGGAGCAAGAGGAGGAGCAGCAGAAGGAGGAAGAATTGGATTAAAAGAAGGAACTAAAATAGGAAGAAGAGGATTTTTAAAAGCAGCTGCAGCAGTAGCCTTAACTCCTGAAATAATAAAAACTATAAAAGGAGCAGGTCAGACAGGAAAGATTGCATCTAAAATAAAAATAGAACCTGTTGAAGGAATGTATCCTTGGTTTCCAAAACTTGTTGAAAAGGTAAAAGAAATGGGAAAACCTTTTAAAGAAGAAGAATTAATAATGGAGGCATCTTATAAAAATGATCCTAGACCTTTTCTTTCCGGAATACCAAAAGGAGAAGAAAAATTAACTAAACATGTTGATGGTGATACTACTTTTATTTTAAGAGAGTATCCTGACGGAAGAATTGCAGTTGATATTGACTCACCTAGAAATCAACAATCATTTGGTCAAGCTGTAAGTTTGTATTACAGACCTAAAATGGAATTTAAAAATTATAAGGGTGAAATAAAAGTAGAACCTGCAGAATTTAGAGTTCTTGAACCAGAACCAAAACCTTTTGTAACCGGTCCAGATGATGTAGATATTACGTTTACAGAAGTTCCTAAAAACCCAAAACGTGATATTGTTTTTGCAGATATAGAAGCTGCTGAAAGATTTGCAACTGGAAAAATTAAAAATAGAAAAATTATACCTGTTAAACAATCTTTAAGAAATGAAATGGAAGATGATCCTTCAACTTTTATTATGAGAGAATCCGGAGAACTTGGTTCAGCATCAGCACCAGAACAAGTAATTAAAAAAACTGAAGACTTTGCAACAGGCGGTCGAGTTGGATTTTCAGGTGGAGGAAATGTGGTTAAAATTGCAAGATTAATTTCAGAAGCATTAAGTGAATTAAAAAATAGTACGTCAATGGTAAGTAATACTGCTAGATATCAAGGAATTAAAAATGCAAAATTAGAAGCATTAACTCCTTATAAAAATGTACCTGATAGAAATCAACATATAGATATTTTAAATAAAATAGAAAAAGCAAGAGAAAATTTACCAAGGGAATATCATAGTATATTGGATGACATTAAAAAAGATGTAGACAATTTTGATTATATAAATGCTGATAATAGAATAATGGCTTTAGATAAAGAAATATCTCCAGATTTAAAATTTGAAAATTTATCTAAAGATATGTTTCCAATGGAAGATCCATTAAATGATGCTTTTATTATTATAGATCCTGAAAAAGGTTATTCTGTTGGAAGGTACACTCAAAAAAATACTATTGATCCTGAAACAGGAAGAGGAATAATACAAACATTTGATAGGTGGAGTCCTGAGTCTAGAAAATTTTTAGATGAAAAAGATTGGAAGTTAATAGGTGTTGAAAGTCTTGAAAAAGGTAAAGAAGGATTAAACTAGTGATTAAAAGATTAACTAGAACAATACCTCCATTACGAGGACCTAACCCGCAAGGCTTGAATATTGGTTATAATACTGTTAGAACAGTTAAATCGGAGAAAATAACAAATGGCAGAAATAGAAAAACCTATTCCAACAATAAGTAGACCTTTGACTCCTGAACAGGAGACAGAACTTGTTATAAGTGAAACTGAAGAGGTGAAAACATCTCCAACTGAAGTAACTGAAAATGAAGATGGTAGTGTAGATATTAATTTTGATCCAACAAAAGATTTATCTGGCCAAACTGAATTTAATGCAAACCTTGCAGAAGTAGTTGAAGAAACAGTTTTAAATAGATTAGGATCAGAACTTTATCAAGACACACAATCTTATAAAGATTCAAGAGCTGATTGGGAAAAAGCTTATACTCAAGGATTAGATTTACTTGGATTTAAATATGAATCTAGAACAGAACCATTTCAAGGTGCATCTAGTGCAACTCACCCGGTATTAGCAGAAGCAGTTACACAATTTCAAGCTTTAGCTTATAAAGAATTATTACCACCAGAAGGACCGGTTAGAACTCAAGTTGTTGGTGCAACAACTCCTGAAATAGAAGATCAAGCAGAACGAGTTTCTGAATTTATGAATTATCAAATTATGGATGTCATGAAAGAATATGAACCAGAGTTTGATCAGATGTTATTTTATTTACCACTATCAGGTTCTACATTTAAAAAAGTTTATTATGATGAAATATTAGGTCGAGCTGTTTCTAAATTTATTCAAGCACAAGATATTATTGTTCCATACACTGCAAGTTCACTTGAAGATGCAGAATCAATTGTTCATGTTATTAGAATTTCAGAAAACGAATTAAGAAAACAACAAGTCGCAGGTTTTTATAGAGATATAGAATTAGTAGCATCAGATGAATTAACTCAAGACGATGATGTTAGATCTAAAGAAAGACAATTAGAAGGTGTGACTATGAGTGGTCAAACTGAAGACATGTTTACACTATTAGAGTGTCATGTAAATTTAGATTTAGAAGGTTTTGAAGATAAAGATTCAAATGGTGAGCCCACAGGAATTAAATTACCATACATTGTAACTATTGAAGAAAATTCTAGAGAAGTTTTATCTATTAGACGTAATTATTCTGAAACTGATCCTAAAAAACAAAAGATACAATATTTTGTACACTTTAAATTTTTACCGGGATTTGGTTTCTATGGTAATGGATTAATTCAAATGATTGGTGGTTTATCTAGAACCGCGACGCAAGCTTTACGTCAGTTGTTAGACGCAGGAACATTGTCAAATCTCCCTGCTGGATTCAAGCAACGAGGAATTAGAATTAGAGATGATGCTCAATCTATTCAACCTGGTGAATGGAGAGATGTAGATGCGCCTGGAGGAAATTTAAGAGATGCATTTATGACTTTACCATATAAGGAACCGTCACAAACTTTATTAGCTTTAATGGGGGTCGTGGTTCAAGCAGGTCAGCGCTTTGCTTCGATAGCTGACATGCAAGTAGGGGATGGGAATCAGCAAGCAGCAGTGGGCACGACCGTGGCCTTGCTAGAACGTGGTAGCAGAACA